ACAATGACAACTGACGCTCTATGGTGTAAGTCCTCACCTGTTATGACTTGATAGTACGCGCATAGCGCACCGGTAATGGCACGACGCTCAGAAATAGGAGACTTGGGATTGGCTGAAAGTACGCCAACGAACACTGAGATTACTATTGTGACAGCTTGGAAAGACAAGCACTATGAATAAAACGCCTTGAAAGATCGTGGAGACCTTACTATAAACACTAAGCGCTTAGAGTTATAGTATAAAGCGCGTAAGCGGGGGAAACTCAGTAAAGCCAACAATTGCAAATCGATGTGTAATTGTTCGGAAGAAGTAACGGGCGTTTTATTGATAATTAACTGACAGGTGTTCAATGGATTTTGAAAAGAAACTCAAGCGCAAAGAAAAACGCGCACAGAAGTTTGTACAGCAGCCTCACTACGAAACACAAAGACACGCAAAGCCTCAACTGCGTGCGATGAATAAAACGCAACAACAGTACATCAATTCAATCAGATCAAACACTATCACGTTTGGTATCGGACCTGCTGGCGTCGGTAAGACGTACATAGCCGCTTCGTACGCTGCTGAGTTGCTTGAAGAAAAGCTCATTGATAGTGTGATCATGACGCGTCCGAACGTTGAAGCCTCAAGTAAAGGGTTCGGTTTCCTTCCTGGAGACCTTAACGAAAAATATGCTCCGTATATGGAACCCATTATCACGGTGTTAGAAGAACGGTTAGGTAAATCATTTACAGACCTGCTCATCAAGCGCGGGCAAGTCAAGCTCAAGCCGCTGGAGTTCATGAGGGGTAGCACGTTCAAAAACAGTTTATGTATCCTTGATGAAGCTCAGAACTGTACTCCTGCTCAAATGAAACTATTCTTATCACGTGTTGGGGAAGACTGTAAGGTTATCATCGACGGTGACATAGCTCAGACTGATATACGTGGGTTATCAGGATTAGCCGATGCCGTTGATCGTCTTTACGACGTTGATAAGATCGGCATAGTTAAGTTTGAAATTGATGACATCGTCCGTTCAGAGATGTGTAAAGAGATTATTTTACGTTACCGTTAGAAAGGTGAATATGAGATACCGCAGTATTCAGAACCCAACATATCAAATAGAAGCTACTGAGTGGTTAGGAGACACAGACCATCCGGTAGTAGTCAATCTCAAACACGGAGACCCGCGTGGTTGGTTTGAGAACTCATCAGGCTGGCATACCGTTCAAGTCGGTGACTGGGTCGTTGAAGGCGGTAAGAATGAGTATTACCTCGTCAAACCAGAACTGTTCAAACGAACTTATGAACCTGCTTAATGAACGTCGCTGAAATGCTTCAGCAAGTAGAGGAAGAGCAGTCGCGTAGATCCGCGTCCGCTTGCCTTTACGAGTTCGTTAAGCAGAGCTGGCACGTCGTTGAGCCAGGAATTCCGTTCATTGCTTCATGGCATATTGAAGAGATATGTGAGCATCTTGAGGCGGTTAGTTCCGGTGACATACAACGCCTGCTCATCAATATCCCGCCACGTCATTCAAAGTCGACTATCGTCAGCGTCATGTGGCCAGCTTGGGAGTGGATCACTGACCCTGCCCAAAAGTTCCTTTGCGCGTCTTACTCCGGTGGTCTGTCAACTCGTGACAACTTAAAGACACGCCGGTTGCTTCAGTCACCGTGGTATCAGAAACGTTGGGGACATATGTTCGCCTTTGCCGGTGATCAGAATGCGAAGCAGCGGTTTGAAAACGACAAGACCGGATACAGGATTGCCACGTCAGTCGGCGGTACTGCGACCGGTGAAGGTGGTTCACGTCTGATACTTGACGATCCTCACGGCGCTCAAGCCGCTCAGTCTGAAGCGATGAGAGAGTCAGATCTTGAGTGGTTTGACATGGTTTGGTCTACTCGTTTGAACAATCCGAAGACAGACGCCATGGTCACGGTCATGCAGCGGTTACACGAACGCGACATCAGCGGTCATATTATTGAGGACATCAAAGGGTGGGAACATATTTGTATCCCTGCTGAGTATGACGGTAAACGTCGTAAAACTGTACTAGGTGAGTACGACCCTCGTAAAAAGAAAGGGGAGTTGATCTGTCCTGACCGGTTCGGTGAAGCTGAGATCACTAAGCTCAAGCAGTTACTCGGTGAGTACGGCTCTGCCGGACAGCTTCAGCAAGAACCCGCTCCCGCTCAAGGCGGTATCCTCAAGACGAAGTACTTCAACCTCTGGCCAGCGGATCAAGGTCTACCGCCGTTTGAGTATATACTTCAATCTTACGACTGTGCGTTCACTGAAAAAACGACCGGTGATCCGACTGCCTGCACAGTTTGGGCTGTGTTTACGTATAAAGGTGAGCGTAACGTTATGTTGATTGACGCTTGGGATGAACATTTGAGCTATCCAGCGTTGAGAGCGAGAGCCGTGAAAGACTGGACTACGGAGTACGGAGGGATGACGAAGGACTCGCCATACTCACGTGCAAAGCGTCCTGACCGTATATTGATTGAGGCGAAAGCCAGCGGTCAATCATTGCTTCAGGACTTACGCCTTGCGAAAGTTCCTGCCGTCGGTTATAATCCAGGTCATGCTGATAAAATTTCACGCGCACATCAAGCCGCTCCTACTTTAGAACTCGGTTTGATCTGGATTCCTGAGTCAAAGAAAAATCCTACTCAAGCCGTGAGCTGGGCATCAGCGTTCATTAAACAATTAGCGAAGTTTCCCGTCGCAGAGCATGACGACTACGTAGATACTTTCACGCAAGCAATCATTTACCTCAAGAATGATAACTGGTTTGAGTTACCGCGTGCTCGTGACGTTGATGAACCTCGTGTTAAAAACCGTGAGAGGGTAAACCCGTATGCCGTATAATCAACAAATGAGAGCGCTGGATCAACAACCTAGCTTAGCTAAGCTCGCTGAAATGCTTCAATCTACTCGTAGCGCTGGTAATCAATACTCAGTACCTGATTGGGTTCCGTTGGTCGGAGGATCCGGTGTAGGTGATATGTTTCTCGGTAAATCACCAGAAGAAATTGAGAACTGGTCTTACGGTAATGCGCCTATGCAAGTTCCTGAGATGAGCAGAGTACCTCAATTCAAGAAAGGTCGTGCCCAGTCACTCGCTGATACGGCTATGTTGCTCTCCGGTCCTGCTGAAAGTACAGCGCGTAACGCTGCTGCCGGTAATGTTGGTATGATTATCAAACCTAAAGGCGGTAATTGGGCGAAAGACCTCACTGACCTTGCTTCTTTTAGAGAACTCGCTAACGATTTACCTGAGAATTTTCCTCGTGATTGGCTTCATAAAAAATTAGCATCCTACGTTAAAAACGAAATGGCAACTCCAGAAGATCCTATTCGAGCAATAGCAGAAAAATGGCCAGAAAAACGTAGTCAACTTCTCTCTGAACAAAACTCTAAAAAAGAGAAACTTTCAGATTTGCTCAACAAATATCAAACTGAACCCGCTCCTGTTGATGTTGTTGACGTTGATGCGTGGCGTAATGCTAGAACTAGAACAGTCGGTCGTGATATCGGTGATATTGAGAAAGAAATAGGTCGTTTAGAAGATTACAACCCTTTACATTACACTCCTGACATGTCACATTTACCTCCTCAGTTCGTACATGAAATTAGAGAAGAACTAGGATACCCTAAAGAAGGTTTAGCTAAAAGTGAATTAGGTAAAGATTGGGAATCTATTTCTGATTACAGTATCAGACCTCAAAAAATTAAATCTTATTTAGAAAGAGCTGAAGATAATCCGTCTGTTGCTGGTACAATTCAAAATAACCCATGGATGAATAAATTAGATCCTGAATCCATATTTTATTCACCAAAAGCTATAAGTTTAGAAAACACAGGACTTGACAAATTAACTCATGGTTTAGGTAGAGCGATTTCAGACGCTGATTTACCTGAACACCTTCAACTTGACCCTACTAAGCTCAGTCGGGTGTCAATACCTCAAGCTGTTGAACACGTCGCAAAGATCAATGACTGGGATAAATACAAAGCATATGAAAAAGCTAATCGCAATCCGGCTATTGTTGAACACAAACAATATCCTGAACACGGTATGTCCCTCGTTGAGCTTAAACTTCCTCCTAAATATGAAGGGGATTATTTTGACCTTATAAAATGGGACGATCTTGAAGATCTTGATAAATTGCAAATGATAGAAGAAGATGCTCATCGTAAAGCTACGTCAGAAGGTTTAGACCCTGAGAGTGATGATTACAGGTTTAGAGTTGATGAACTTGCTCAAGATATGTTTCATAAACAACATAGAGAAAATATACTCAGAGATGCTCTTAGGTATGAAGGCGAACAGATGAACAACTGCGTAGGAGGTTACTGCGGTGACATCAGTTCAGGAGCGTCTCGCGTGTTTTCAATAAGAGATCGCAAAGGTGAACCGCATGTGACGATTGAAACTAAACCTGATTACGATAATGAAAATATGAGTCGTATTGTGCAAATTAAAGGTAAACAAAACGCAGCACCTAATGCAAAATATATGCCAGCTATTCAAGATTTCGTACGTTCACAAGATTGGTCCATGGTTCATGATTTGCCTAATTCTGGATTGCTTAGACTGCAAAAATATAAGTCAGATTTAAATGATGATTTATATAACCAAGCATTAGAAAAACATGGTCCGTATGTTACTCAAGAAGAATTAAACACATTGCAAAATGAATTTTATGAAAGAAATAAAGACATACCTATTAAAGGATTCGCCAACGGCGGTTTAGTCGGAACACCTCCTACGATGTATGACCCTATGAAAGTAGATGATATTGTCGCGTCAATTGATGCTCCGCACAACTATGCTGAAGGCGGCTCAGTAGACAAAGACAGTTTACAGTTAGAAAAACCGCAACGCACGCCGAGCCATCCTACGAAGTCACATATCGTTAAGACTATGGTGAATGGTAAAGAGAAGATCATTCGCTTCGGTGAACAAGGTGCTGAAACAGCAGGCAAGCCAAAAGAAGGTGAGTCAGATCGCATGACAGCAAAGCGTGAATCATTCAAGGCACGTCATGCAAAGAACATTGCAAAGGGTAAAAGCAGCGCCGCGTATTGGGCAGATAAAGTTAAATGGGCAGACGGCGGTAGTGTGTCTATGAAAGATCTACCATTTAATGATCCCGACCAATTACGACTTTATCATCAAGCGATGCAGCATTTCGACGATTTGATTGACAACATGGGCGGTTCAAAGAAAATAGGTAAAAGTGAAGTGCGTGTTAATTACAATACGACAACGAAAGGTGATCGTGAGCGTAATAAAGATTTGCACACACTCATAGCTGACTACGGTGTCGGTGCTGATGACGGATTAAATTTAAACGCTACTGTGATCAAACCGATTGAAGCTGAAGGTGTTTACCTCGGTAACTTAGCAGGTTCAGTTCCTTTAGGTGAAGGTCGTGCGTCACTAGGTTTACAAGGTTTACACACAAAGTACAGTGATGGGTTGTCCGGTTACACTGCCGGATACACGGGTAAAGTCGGTGACGGTAATTTGAGCGCTAACTATTTTGAACCCGCTGATCATAAAAGCGAAGGTCGTCAAGTGCAAGTAGAGTATAACTTACCGTTCTCAAAAGGCGGTTCAGTAACTTCTGAGCAAGACGAATTATATCGCAGAGCTATGGCGCATTACGATGATTTAATGGCTGCTTGATCAGCTACCCAATAACAAACAGAGGCATATGATGGCGAAGCAATTAGAAGACGATTACGAAGATCAAAACGAAGATGATCAACAGGAAGGTGAAGACGTCGAGTTTGATGAAGACAATACCGAAGTTGAAGACACTGACGATGGCGGCGCAATCATACGTATTGAAAATGAAAAAGATGAGCAAACTCATTTAGAACATTTCGCAAATATTATTGATGAAGTAGATCAAGGTGAGTTGAAAATGTCAATTAACGAATTGATTGACAAAATAGCTAACGATAAAGAAGCACGCGAAAAACGTGACAAGCAATACGAAGAAGGTATTCGCCGTACCGGTTTAGGTGATGATGCTCCGGGAGGCGCTCAGTTCACCGGCGCTAATAAGGTCGTTCATCCGATGCTCGTTGAAGCATGTGTAGACTTTTCTGCCCGTGTTATGAAGGAGATCTTCCCTGCTAACGGTCCTGTTAAAAGTAAGATTGTCGGTGAGAAAGATCAAACAAAGGTAGAGAAAGCAGATCGTAAAGCAGACTTTATGAATTGGCAACTTACTGAGCAGATGGTTGAGTTTCGTGGTGAGCTTGAACAACTCAGTACACAGCTACCGCTCGGCGGTGGTCAGTATATGAAGTTCATGTGGAACTCTTTACATAAACGTCCGGTGTCTGAGTTCGTTCCTATTGATGACGTTTACCTACCGTTCGCAGCTACTAATTTCTACACAGCAGAGCGTAAAACGCATGTACAATATATTACTAAGTTTGAATATGATCGTCGTGTTAAAAGTGGTATGTATATTGATGTTGATCTCGGTGTGCCTACTGATCCTGAATTTAGTAGAGCATCTCAAGCTAACGATAAAATTGAAGGTAGAAAAGACCTTAGTTACAACGAAGACGGTCTGCGCACCATATTTGAAATTTACACATACTTAGACTTTGGTGATGGTCCTGAACCTTACATACTTAGCGTTGACAAGTCTACTGAAAAAGGCTTATCGCTTTACCGTAACTGGGAACCGGACGATGCTCAAAAGAAAGAGTTGGACTGGATTGTTGAGTTTGCTTTTGTACCTTGGCGTGGTGCTTACCCTATCGGTTTGACTCACATGATCGGCGGTTTATCAGGTGCAGCTACCGGCGCTCTACGCGCTCTACTTGATTCAGCGCATATTCAAAACGTTCCTACCCTGCTCAAACTTAAAGGCGGTCCTGGTGGGCAGACGTTGAACGTACAACCTACTGAAGTTGTTGAAATGGAAGGCGGTGCGTTGATTGATGACGTGCGCAAATTAGCTATGCCTTTACCGTTCAACGGTCCTTCACCTGTTTTGATGCAGTTACTTGGTTTCCTTGTTGATACCGGTAAAGGTGTTGTGCAAACCACGTTTGAAAAACTGTCAGATCAGAATCCAAATCAACCTGTCGGCACTACGATGGCGTTGATTGAACAAGGTATGGTTGTGTTTAACTCGATTCACTCGCGTTTACACAGCTCAATGGCACGTAGTTTGAAGATTTTGCACCGAATCAATAGTGCATACTTGACTACTGAAGACATCGAAGCGCAAATATCCGGTATTGATATTGATCCGTCAGACTTTGACGGTCCGATGGACGTTATTCCGGTGAGTGACCCTGCTATTTTCAGTGAAACACAGCGTTTTGCTCAAATTCAGGCAATTATGCAACGTTCTCAGATATTTCCGCAGTTATATGACATGCGAAAAGTCGAGGAAATGTTCCTACGCACATTAAAAGTGCCATCTAGTGAAGTATTGAAGCCAAAACCAGCACAAGATGACATGGATCCTGCGTCAGAAAACGTGGCAGCCGCTATGGGTTCGGGAATTTATGTACTTCCACAGCAAGATCACATGGCGCATATCATTACGCACATGGCGTTTGTTAAATCGCCATTGTTTGGTTCAAATCCTGTGATTGCAAAAACATTTTTGTTTCCAATGGTGATGCATTTACGCGATCATTTGCTTAATTATTATTTAACTGAAACTCATGATGCTGTAGATAAAGCACAAAAGCAGCAATTGATTCCAGAAGAAGCACAAAATCAAGTTCAACTGATATTACAAGTGCAACAATTTATCGAACAGCAAATGAATGGCTTTAGTGAACAATTGCAAGAAATGGATAAGCAAGCAGAGCAATTTAAACCACAGCCACAGCTTCCACCAGATCATGCACTTGAAATTGCACAGATGAGCGCAGGTATTCAGCAAAAAGCACTAGATCAAAAAGCACAAACTGATCAAGCAAGATTGCAACTTGAACAGGTTAAATTGCAAACACAAACGCAGTCTGAACAAGCAAAATTTGCGGCACAACAGCAAGAACGTGCAGACAAGATGCAATCAGAGCAGGCTAGAATCTACGCTGAGAACCAACGTGCAATGGCTGAGATTCAAGCTCGTGAAGCGATTAACGCAGCTGACAATGACACTGCTAAACTTATTACCGCCGCAGAACTAGAGCATGATAGTAAAACATCATTGACGACAGGGACAGGCATTGACTTCAATCCGTAAGGAGATGTAACATGAGTGATACAAAAGGCAAAGAAGTACCTATGACCGGCGCTTTCGTTAAGCAACATAAACGTATGGCTGCCGGTGAAAAGTTAGACGGACAAAAATTACCTGCAGCGCCTTCAACTCCTAAGACGCCTGCGTGAATTTAGAAACTAAGTTTCTCAACAAGCTCAAAGTAGAACAGCAGACATTTGCGGTTGAGGCTTTGAAGCACCCACACTCACGCGATGCCTTTGAGTACGGGTATCGCGTCGGGACAGTTGCCGGATATGAAGCGGCAATTAATGTACTTTTAAACCTTATAGACGAGGATAAACACAGTGACAACGACCTTTGAGAATGCAATGATAGAGGCTTTCCCAGCAGTAGATGCAGGTATTCAGCCTTTCGGCAGCCGCGTTCTGATTCAGATTCGCACTCCGAAAAAAGTTTCACGCGGTGGTATTATTTTAGATACCGGAACACAAGATACTGAAAAATGGAACACGCAGGTGGGTAAAGTTATTTCACTCGGACCTCTCGCGTTCAAAAATAGAAATGACATGACACCATGGCCAGAAGGTGACTGGTGTACCGTAGGTGAGTTTGTCAGAGTGGCGAAGTACGGCGGTGATCGTTGGGAAGTTAAAGTTCCTGATAGTGATGAGTCCGCAATGTTTGTAATTTTTAACGACCTTGATATTATCGGTCAAGTCACATGTGATCCGTTAGCGATCAGAGCATTCATCTAAAGGAGATGAGTTATGGTAGATGTAATTAGAGAAGATGATGAAGACGTCAATGATGAAATTGAAATCATTGAAAATGAAGAAGATCTAAGTGATGAGGCTTATGATGAGCAGATTGCTAGATCTGATGACAATGACGACGTAGAAGATGAGCGTGAAGCTATTCGCGAACGTCGTAGAAAAGAAAAACTAGAGCGCAAAGAGAGAAAAACACAAGCGATTAGTCGTGACAAACTTGAGTTAGAGTTCCTCCGTAAACGTAATGATGATTTAGAGCGCAGAGTTTCTGTACAAGAAGTACGCGCACATCAAACTGATTTAGGCGCGTATGATGCGTATATCAATCAAGCAGCGCAAGAAGCAAACATGGCAGAGCGTGTTATTGCCAAAGCAGTTGAGCGTGGAAATGGAGAAGACGTAGCTCAAGCCTTACGTTACCGTGATCAAGCTATCGCGAAGGTTCAACAACTGCAATATCAAAAACAACAAGCATCTCAACAACGTCCGGTGGTGCAACCGAATCAAATTGATGATTTAACAATGCACTACGCAAAAGAATTTATTGCTGATAACCCTTGGTATGATG